GCGAAGATGATGTTGGATTACGCCGATAAGTTAAAGTGCATAACAGCCGAGGATAATTCCATGGGAGCCGTTTATATTGATGTTCTTAAATCAGTCATGGGAGACCGTTACAGCAATATAATAACCCCTTTTACCACCACTAACAGTTCAAAGTGTAGGATAATAGGACAATTGCAGTCGGCTTTTCAGAACGAGAGTATTCATTTGATGGATGACAAGGAACAGAACATAGAACTTGGAGCCTATTCCATGGAATTCACTCCGAAGAACAAGAACATTACCTTCAACGCTCCGAACGGTTTGCACGATGACATAGTGATGGCTTTGGCTTTCGCCTACGAGGGTTATAAAACAAAGTCAAAGAGGGGACAGTATTCAATAAGTGTTGTATAATTATTCATATATTATGGGATTATTTAAGAGAAAAGATAAAAAGACAATACCGATGATAGATAGTTGGGATAAGTTATCCCTTAGGAAATTAAAACAAATATCAGAGATAGACGAGGAGATTTCGGACTTGATGAAACAGATGGAACTGATTTCAATCTTGGCTGATATGGATATTGATGTTTTGGGAAATTTGCCGATAGACGAATATGCTGATTTAGCCAAAAGGAGCCAGTTCCTCAACAAGGAATGTCCTACGCCTAACAGTATCAGAAAGCATATAAACCTCAACGGGCGTGATTATGATATTGTTACAGACCCGAGAAAGATGAATGCGGCTCAGTTCATAGATTTCAACAACCTTAGGGCTAACGATGATATGAGAACAAGTGATTTATCAAAGTTCATGACCGTTTTCATAGTGCCGAAAGGAAAGGTATATGGGGAATATGACATGGAGGCCGTGGAGAATGATTTGCTTGATATGTCCGTGGTGGAGGCACGAGGGATTTTTTTTACATGGCAGAAGGTGTTGATGGCATCTGTGATGGGTATAGGGAATTATTTGGAAAGGAAGAAGAGGAAGACGAGGAAGACCTACGTACCGATGAGGAAAGGAGAAGAGATGATTTCGGCGGTGGCGGATATCAGTCCTTCAAAAAAGAATACCAAAAGAGATGGGGATGGCAATCGGTAGTTGATTCAATATCAGAGAAAAGAAGAATAACATGGGAACAGGTCTATGACATGAACATAATAGAGTTCCTCAACATGATGTGCTATATCAAGGACAGTTCGGAACTTGAAAGGCTACAGAGGGACGAATGGATGAACAGAAGAAAGATATAAACATGGATACATTATTGAAATTCACGCATCTGCAACAAGCGTTATATGATTATCAGCAGGCGGTCAGAATTAATTATACCGATGAGATTATCATGGACGGACATTTGGCAACGCAACAGTTGATAAATCAGATAAAGACACCCGAGATAGAGATAAACGGATACCATTATGAGGTCACTATCGAACTATTGCCCTATTGGAAGTTCGTTGAGAAAGGCGTTAATGGAACGGACAAAGACCAAGGAAGCCCCTATTCGTTCCACCCCGACAAGGAGATGATTCCTCAAGATGTGGTTCTTAAATGGCTCACGGTCAAACAGATATTGCCAAAAGCTAATAAGGACGGAAAACTTCCTACCATGAAATCTTTGGCGTGGATGATAGCGCACTCAATACACGAAAAGGGAATAGAGGCCGGAAACGAGTTGAAGAAAACCTTAGAGGAGATGAACGCCGATTGGACTGTAAGGATTTCGGAGGCGGTTACAAAAGACCTATCTGAATCAGTTGGATTGCTTTTGAACGACAACATGGACAAGGCACCGGTGGTGATTAAATTATAGAAAAATATATTACGGGATAGAAAAAGATTATCAAGATGATTAGCAGTTGGAAAACCACATATTACGAGACAACCACATCACCGTTGGACTTCACGGTCACCGTTGATGGGAAGGTCATTTATCAAGGGCGTGCGGTATCTCCGGACGGCTCCACCATACAGATAGACATAGCGGACATAGCGGCTGATTACCTCACGAGCGAAATATCAATAGAGGGGAAGACACCATCGTCAATTGTTGGGACATATACATCTGATGCCGTAAAAACGTTTTATCTGAGACAGGGGACAAGCGGTAGCGGAACACTATTGGCAACCTATGACTTCGCATGGAACGCAACATATAAGGATGAAAGCGTATCAACAAGTCAGAACTTGAACAATCCCGTTAATGGAAGATATATAAGCGGAGGAATATCATCATCATCTTATTCAACGTCAAACGGATACAGGACAACAATATCAAGGACATCATCGGGTTTGGCGTGCAAGGGACGCTATCAAATTCTTTATTCAAATTTAAAGGGCGGTTATGACACGTTCCTTTTCGAGGGTAAATCAGACAGAGGTGATGACTATACCAATTATACCGTTGGAAGAAAGTACGACAACAGCACATCAAAACACGGGACAGTCAGATACGCAGCCGAAAGAAAGCCTACTTGGACACTCAGGACAGGCTATCTAACAGACAGTCAATCAGAGGTTTTCGCCGACAATATTTTAAGTTCGGGACATATATGGCTGATAGACATAGAGTTACAAAAGGTCTATCCTGTGGTTATAACGGAGCAGCAGGTGACATGGTCAAGGCGTTCAAACGGTAGGATGGCGGTATATTCCCTTAACGTTGAGGGAAGTCAGACGGAGGCTATAATTTAATTCAAGATATGTTTAGGAGATTAAAGAGGTTAATAAAGAGAATTATAAATTGGTTCAAGAGATTATTTATGAGAAACAACATCAGTTTATATCTGAACGGTCAATTGGCTGAATTGGGGGAGAACCCTGATATTCAGTTCAACTATGCGGTTACAGACCACACTAATCCTACGGTGATAAAAAACAGTTATTCAAAAACCGTTTCATTACCGGGGACACCTACTAATGAAAGGATATTCAGCCAGTTGTCAAAATTGGACAGGACACAGCATTTCGGAAGGACGGATTATTGGAATCCGAGCCAAAGGGTATCTTTTTCAATACTCAATAACGGAACCTTGGTAGAGGAGGGATACGCAAAGATAGACAATATAATAAAGACGGGGAACAGAACCACATATCAATTAACCCTTTACGGAGGATTGAGCCAGTTCTTTTTCAATCTATCTTACGCTTCGGACGGTTCAAAGTTGAAACTATCTGATTTATCCTATCTTGGGGGAACCGATGATGAGTTGAATTTCAGAATAAACAGACAATCGGTATCGGACGCTTGGGACAGATTATCGACCGGCAACGGTGATGCCAAATGGGACGTGGTGAATTTCGCCGTGACCTATGAGGGATTGCCCGATGATTTTGATTCTGACAGGGTATTGATTAACACCAACGGTTTGGATTGCGAGTTGAGGCAAGCCTACGGGAATCAGGTTCATGACGGCAAATTGGCTGATGAGATTGAATCGGATGACACAATATATAGGATAAAAGGCGGATACGCCGATGGAAACCTTATGAAGGAATGCACATCATTTCAGGTTAGGGATTTGCGTTCTTATTTGCAAAGACCGGTATTCAATATCAGAAAGATGGTTGAGGCGTGCTGCAATCCCGTGAATAACGGAGGCTATAGGGTTGATTTGGACAGCCATTTCTTTAATGATGAGAACCCTTATTGGAACAAGGCTTGGGCTACCTTACCGAGGATGGGTGATTTCGACAAGGAGATGGAGATATTGAACCAAGACCTTTCCTTAACAAGCAGGATAGTTAGTAACGTTTATAACGTTGATTGGACGATAGTTGAGAAAAGTGCCACAACATCTACCGTTAATTCAAAATATATATTTTCATTTGATTTGCAGGCGGTTCAGACAGCGGCTACCGAGGATAAATTGTATCTGGCGGCAAACGGAAATTTGGGTGGAATCGCTTTTCAGATTGTAGGTTATGACGCTGATAACGAGGCTATCGCAGGAACCAACATCATGGTGGTAACGAACATGGATAACAACGGGAATGTCATAGACATGGTTGATATGATGGCCGGCGGCGGATACACCCCTTATTATGATGCGCCGTATAAGATAATGCTTGGATATTATCAGAAGGTGGCCAATACCATATATCGTTTCAACAATAGGATTACCCTCACTATGGATTTGGGGAACGCTGACGGATTGGTTGAGACATTTAAGTTGAGAATGAACTATCTTCCGTACAGAAACGAAAGCGGAGCATGGGCGACAAGTCCAAGAAGAAAGTATCTTTATCCTAATATTCAATATAACAATATCAGTTATGTAACCGACAGCAATCCTATTAATCTGACAGAACAGATTTATACAAAGACCGATGGGGGAATGCACTCCGACACCCTTATAACAAAATCCATGTTATTTGGTGCCATGGACGGGACACCGTGCGATTGGCTTTTGTCATATTGCAAGTTGTTCGGTTTGTTCTTGGTTAAAGACCCGTATGAGAAGAAAATATCTATCATGACAAGGGGAACCTATTATTCAAAATCAACGGTTGATATAGAAGAACAAGTGGATAGAAACAAGGAGTTGAATATCAATCCTTTGACTTTTGATTCAAAATGGTATTCCATGAAATACAAGACTGGGAATGATAAATCAGAGTTCGAGGACAAGTATTTCAATACCTACGGTAATGACTACGGCAGACAGATGATAGACACCCAGTATAATTTTGACGTGAATACCAAGGAATTGTTCGACACCACCAAATTCACCAACGGGGTTATGGCACTTGAAAAGGATAATTGGTATTCGGAGATGATTGACGGAAACAACAATATTGTTCCGTCCGCTTTTCATAATTGGGTTACTGTAAAATATTTGGCAGGCAGCGGAGAGGACAGCGATGAACTTGAGGTTCCAACCACATATCCTTCGATTGTTACCGATAAATTGTTCGACGACAGTTATATAGACTTTTGGGACAGCGTTCCTAAATTGCAGATACACGGGGCTGACAACGAGCATAAGGAATCAAATTCAACGCTTTTGTTCTATGATGGAAAGCAGACCACGGGGAATGAGGTTTTGTGGCTCACCGATGACGTGGCGAGGATGTACCGTGATTCCGACAATCCGTGCTGGCTTATAACAAATTCACCTTATGACAAGAAGGGGAAACAGATAGCGCAGAAGATGACATCAATCCCTTATTTCACAAGGTATCTGACATCTGATAACAGCAATCGGATTTCAACGTCATGGGATTTCGGCAGGACAAAGGAGTTATATGTGCCGAATATATCATGGGCAAGCGACAGAGACACCATATATGAGAAGTATTGGCAGGACTATATTCAAGACCTTTATTCCGTGAATACGAGAACCGTTGAGGCTTATATACAACTTAAGGGACAGACCACTCAGGAGGCGTTGAGGAGATTCTATTGGTTCGACAATTGCTTATGGACGATGACCAAGATAGACGGATATTCGGCGGCCTTGAGGGATACCGTTAAATGTACCTTCACCAAGGTAAATAACAAACAGGCCTACACATCACAGATTTATTATCCTGTATATGCTTTTGATGTTTATCGTTCTAACGGCAATCTACCTATTTCATACACGGGTACGACAACGGATAGGGAGGTCATAGGCTATGTCAAGTCAAACGTGGCTTGGACGGTATCGGTAAATAATTCATCTTTGGGCAACTTTGATACAAGTGGCGGATATGTTACGGGTTCAACGGGAAGTGATGAGGCAAAATATTTCCGTTTTGTTTTCAACGTCAATACCACACCTGAAACAAGGCGTGCGAGTTTCACCGTAAGAAGAACCACGGCTGAATCAAAATCATTTTCGGTTGTACAGCAAGCCTATAAGGGAGAGCAATTGCATCTTACAATAGAACCGCAATCAATTGATGTGCCAAAGGCAGGCGGAACTTATTCATTTATAGTTGATAGTTCAAGTCCATGGGTAGCCAAGACACCACAAATATCATGGGTGGATATAATAACCAATAGGGGAGAGGCCGGACAAACGCCGTTGAAAATCACGGTTAAAGAGAATACGGGGGATTCAGCAAGGACAGCAACAATTGTATTGATGAACAACGAGCATTTGGGCGTGAAGGCGTATGTTAATCAAAAGGCCACATCTGAATTATCCCTTACAAGAAGCGGCACAACGGCAATACCTTATTCGGGAGGGACTGACAGTTATACAGTAAAGGCTGAAGGTAATTGGACTATAGTTAAAGACCGTGCCGATTATCTTACCATATCACCTATGAGCGGAAGCGGCAACACCGTTTTAAATGTGGTTTATTCGGCGAATGGCGGCTATTTGACCCGTACCCCTAAGTTCCATATATCCCAAGGGGAGAAAACGGCTTATGCGGCGAATTACGGGGTTCAGAGCGCAAATCAGCATGTGATAGGTACATTACCGGCCGCAGGAGGTACGATAACCGCCTACGGTGGAGGATATAAAAACGCAGAGGTTTTCGGATGGAAATTAACAAACGGCAATACTTGGCTTTATGTTAATCCTACGCAAGGGACTGACAATAATATTCAACTGACCTTGAGTGCATCAACAAATACAAGCACGTTGAGACAGGGATATATGAGCGTTGAATATAATATGAGTTATGGAGTTAAGGAAACGGAAACCCTTATGATAAAACAGACGGGAGGAAATAATTTCTCCGTATCCCCTACCACAATCAATATGGCTTGGGATGACGCTAAAGATTATACCATAACCGTAACGGCATCTAACGAATGGACTTATGATACAGCCCAGTCTTGGATTCATGTGAAATCAAAAGGGGACAGCACCTTGACTTTCTATGTGGATAACAACACGGGTGAAAATTCAAGGACGGGTTCAATTACTTTCAATATGGGTTCCCAAACTTTATCAACTACCATAAATCAAAGTGGAAAACCAATAACAAGCAGTTTATCAATAGCCCCTACCAATTTATCAAAGACAAGTGATGAATTTGCTGATAATATTGCGGTTACAACGAATACTTCATGGAGTGCTTCAACAACATATCCTTGGATTTCAATAAACCCAATATCAGGTACCGGCTCACAAACGGTGATAGTTGGCGGAGATGAGAATACCGGTGGCACAAGGACGGGAACGGTGGTATTCAAGACCTTGGACAATCAAGTGACCAAAACCTTGACCATAACCCAGCAAGGGAACAGCACGGTTTATTACATTTTGAATTTCACGACAATCCCTTCAACGGCAACGGTGAAATTGTATCTTAATGACGCTGAGACACCTTATACGCCTAACATGAAGGTGGCGGCCAATACAAGGGTACGAGCCTATGCGATTGCATCGGGATATGTAAATTCAAATGAATATACGGCGGTCATGACATCAGATGTTTCGACCACCCTTAAATGTAAGCAATATCCTACATGGGATTTATCGGATGAAAAAGTAATAGGTTATAATTCACAGTCCATAACCGTTAATGTAACGGACGTGGATAATGTTGGCTATGAGATTGCTTCGCTTCAGAGTTGGGTTACAATTTCAAACAATACAATATCAGTATCAGAGAATAATACGGGTGAGGTAAGGAGTGCCATGATAGGGCTGAAGAGTAACGTTACTGCAACGGTGTTCGCCACATGTAGATTGCTACAGACCGCCAAAGGAACGTTATCGGTATCCCCGACCACAATCGACTTTAATTCAAATGGCGGAAGTAACAATATATCAATTATTTCCAATACAAGTTGGACAATATCAATAACCAAAGGCAGTTCATGGCTCACGGCGATGACAAAGAGCGGAAACGGGAACGCCACGGTTGAGATTGACGCAAGCGCAAATTCGTCATCTGAGGCAAGGGACGGAATTATAACCATAACAAGTTCCGACAATAAGTCCGTGAATGTTATTGTGAATCAAGGCGGTTCTGTATCTTATTTCACGTTGAAAGTTAATTCAATACCTTCAAATGCGGTAAAGAGGATAACAGTTGATGGGAAGAATATTGCTTATAAGCCAAACGGAATGAATGTGGCTAACGGTTCAGAGGTGGTTATAAACGCATTTGTTGCAAGTGATGATTCATATATGGAGGCCACTCCTATCAATCTGACCATGAGCGCATCAACGACCGTAACAATCAAATGTCCTAAATATCCTTCATGGAACTTGGATGAATATATAAACAGTTATGCGAGCGGTGATAGTATAAGAGTGACCATAACCGATGATGATAATGTAGGGTACTCCGTGGCTTCCGACAGCGAGAATTGGCTCACTTATTCAAACGGCATGGTTACAGTTCAATACAACGATGCGGAGAATTCAAGGATTGGCATATTGACCCTGACCGCCGCTGACGGAAAGGTGGTGGGCAAATCAAGGATAGTACAAGAGATAGGGATGATACCGGAAAACCTTGAGAGAATAGAAAGACTTGGATGCGGAATAAATGAAGGTTCTATGGCTTGGATAGACACCCATTTTAAACCGAAAGGAGAATTTGCAATAACGGCAAGAATATCATTAGCGGATGTCCCTCAACCTACTACTGATTGGCCGGGGGATAACAATAATGTTTTCGGAACTTTCACCACAGATAGCGGATGGTCAGGTTCGGTCATAAAATGTGCGGTGGCCATGGACGTTGATAATAATCCATGTTGGGAATTCACCTATGGTATTGATGATGAGATGATAACATACAAGACTGATTATCAATCATATCCTATAATGGCGGATACCTTTTATGAGATAATGATGACATCAAAGGGGAAATGTTATGTGGATGGAGTTTTGGTGATGGACTTCTCCGATAGGGACATGACGCAAGGAGCATATTCGATAGGCATGGGCTTGGCCGGATACGGGAGAGCGACAAACAGGGTTGAGCCTTATTATCAACGTGCGTTCAGAGGATATTACAATACGTTCAGAATAGTGGATGGAGATGCCCTTTATTTGGATTATTTGTCCGTAAAGGACTTGAATACCACTAATGTTGGCATGTTGAATTGTGCCGGAACATCTTTTGTCCAATCAAGCGATTTACCGCAAGGGGATTGGAATGTAAATGTAATGGGATTTACGGATGGGAATTAATAATTCCCGTCCTTATATTACGTTTTGAATAAAGTTTCATAATTATTGAATATAATGGCAGAGAACAATAGCGAGACAATTGTAAAACTGATAGACGTGCAGGTTGAGGGGGTTGATTCAATCAATTCCCTTATAAAGACCATAGACGACCTTAACACAGCCCTTAAGGGATTATCGACCAATTCGGCTGAATATAAGGAACTTTTGGAGTTATTGGCGAAGAACCAAACCACGTTGTCCAAGGCCATGCGTGGGGTCAAGAAGGACGCTGAATATGCGGAGGGCAGTTATTATTCCTTACAGAAACAGTTGAGGGAGACGGGAAAGGCGTTCAAATCAACCACGGACGAGGTGGAGAAGGCTGATTTGGCCAAGAAATACAGGGAGATAAACACCGAGTTGAAAACCCAAGACGCACTTTTGGGAAACTATCAGAGGAACGTTGGTAACTACGGGAATTCCATAGTGGCGGCTTCAGCCCGTATAAGGGAGTTGAGAACACAGATTGCCGGATTGAAAGAGGGTACCGAGGAATATAACAAGACGTTCTCCGAGATGACCATGCTCACGGCGGAACAGAGGAAATTAAACGAGCAGTTGAAATTTTCAAGCGGTGATTACGGTGATGTATTGGGGAACGTTAATTCCGTGCTGGGGGATTTCACCAAGGGATTATTGTCCATGGTGACCGTTCTTAACCTTTTCGGGGATTCTTCGGAGGGCATACAGGCGGCTGTAAAGGCATTAGGGGTACTTATGGTGGTTGTCCAAGGATTAGAAATAATTGACCAATTAAAGGACAAATTCAAGGGATTGGCTGACGGAATCAAGGCACTCAAGAAGGATTCCGAGGGTTCGGCAGGGGCTATGAGTTCCATGGGTCAAGGAATGGATAATGTAGGAGGAGCGATAGACAAAACTGCTTCGGCGTTCGGTACAGCGGATTCGGCGGTCAAGGGATACACGCAATCAACTAATGAAAGCGTGAAGGCCATGGCCGGTCAAATAAAAACCGTTGATGAATTAAAAGACAAGGTTCTTGAACTCAAGTCATCTTTGGAAGGCAAAAATCCTAAGGATATACTTGAAGGCAATACCGAGGAACATAAATTATTAGTTGAGTTATTAGGAGAGGAAAACGCCAAGTTGATTGAAATGCAGGCGGCGACCAAGAAGCAAATAGGGTTGCAGACTGATAAAATCAAACTGTTAATGGAGGAGATTGCTTTAAGGAAATCAAAAGGGGAAGACACGGCTGAACTTGAAAAGAACTTGAAGTATCTGACGAACTTAAACAGGACATTATCCGCATATAATGGCAGTTTAAACAAGGAAATCAACACAAAGGTCAATCTGAAAAAGGTCACTAAGGACTTGGACAATCAACAGAAAACGTTGTATAAGTCCATGACCGCAGCGCAAATGGGGGCAAGCGTATATAACAAGACCCTTACGAATATGAACTTCATCGAGAAAGCCGCCGCCACAGTCACAGGACTTTTAGGAAAGGCGTTTATCGGACTGGGAGCGTCAGCGAAAGCCGCCACAGCCGCCATGAAGGGAGTGAAAGCCGCCTTGATTTCAACGGGAGTTGGAGCGTTGTTGGTTGTTGTTGGAGAGTTGGTTAATCTTTTGTTCAAGGGTATCGGAGCGTTGAAGAATTTAATCCCCGGTATTAATAATGCAAAGAACGCAGCGGAAGAACTGAAATCAGCGAATGATGCGCTTAATACATCTTTTGAGCAACAGAATGATGCGATGGATTTCACCATCAGAAAGATGGAGGCGTTGGGTTATTCGTATGAGGAGATATTCAAGGCCAAGAAAAGAATGTTGGAAGCCCAGATTGCGGAGGTACGTGCTACCATGGCCACATCAAAGGCATATCAGAAGTATTTGGAACTCACGGAGAGACAGAAGAAAAAGGATAGATGGAAGGACACCGTTGATGAGGCTAAAAAATTGGAGGATACCTTAAGGAATCTTAACAAAGCCCTTTTGGCTTTATCAAACGACAAGACCATACACGACTTAGAAGAGCAACAGAAAGCGGCAGACGAAGAAAAGAAAAAAGCCGAGGAGGAGGCTAACGAACGTTCAAGACAATATGCTGAAAACAAAAAGAAGGATATACAAGGCATCATCGACAAAATAAAGGAACTTGAGGGTATTATCAAAGAGGCTGATAATCTACTTAAGACCTTGAACGAGAAGGACATGACCGAGGATGACAAAATCAAGGCTGAATATGACCAAAGATTAGAGATAATCAAGAAGGCTTATGACGCTGAGATGCAGTTGAACGACATAAACAAGCAGCGTGGGACGATTGATGAGGAGGAATATCAACGCAGGATATTGGAGATAAAGCAGAAATATCATGATTTGGGGTTGAAGGTGGATGCCGATTATAATGACAAGAACAAGGCACTATTATCCCAAAGGGCAAAGGATGCGGCAGAGGCGGCGGTTAATGCCATAAACGGTGATTATGCCGAAAAGGCGAGGAAAAAGAACAAAGATGCCGTAACCAAGACCGTTGATGAATTGGAGAAGATTCAGCCAAAGATTTTTTCAATATGGGAGATAATAATGGGACGTGATGTAAGACCCGATACTTTAAAGAACAAGTTGAAGGTATTGACCGACACCTATAACAAGCAGATGGACGAACTCACATCAAATTTCGAGGAGAAAAAGAAAAAGTTGGGGGACATCGCTAACGTATGGGATATTGTGGCCAACGACCCTAACGTTGATGACGACACCCGTTCCATGGCTCAACAGAAGGCGTTGGAGGCAAGGAAACAGATGGAGGATGCCGAAACCGAATACGCACAAAAGAGTGCCGAGGCAAGAAAAAAATATATGGATGACGAGGCTAAAGCTATCAACGAACACAAAACCAATATGATACAGAACGCACAGCAGATGCTTGACGGACTGGGAGGAATATTCGGTTCCATGGCTGATTTCTACGAAGAGGATGCGGAGGCAAGGAAAGAGGGGGACGCAAAATCCCAAAAGGTTGCCAAACAGTCATTTAAGAAAGCCCAAAACCTCAGAATTGCGGAAGCCACAATATCAACGCTTAACGGAGCGATAGGGGCGTTTATGCAAGCCACAGCCACTTATCCGGCACCTTACGGAGCGATATTGGGAGCGGCTACAGCGGCGGCGGCTACAGCGGCAGGTATTGCCCAAATCAAAAAGATAAAGGCACAGAAGTTTGATGGCGGTTCGTCATTAGGTGGCGGAAGTACTTCTTTCCAATTGCCGAACGTTGAGAAATACGAGCCTACCTACACATCAAATCTGACCCAAGAGACGGACACCGATTCAATCAAGAACGCCATAACCGAGGGAATGGAGGGCAGCACGGTTCGAGCCTATGTTTTGGCTGACGACATCAACGCAGCGCAAAAGATTGATGAGAAACGACAGCAGGAATCAACGTGGTAGAAAACCATTTGAATAATAACCGTATATTACGGATTGAAACAAAATTGTTATATATGAAGCAGAAAATGTACAACGGATTGCCCTTATACGGGGCTGACGTTATATCTGACGAGAGTGGGATGGAGGTCATCAGTTTGGTTGATGACCCAGCTATTCAGATACCGTTCATGACTTTCAAGGGACAATCCGAGTTCAAGTTCAATATATCAGATGAGGATAAGCGTTTGGTTTATGGGCCGGTGATGTTGGCCGACACCCCTATCTACCGCAATCAGAACAATATGGAGTTCTATATCACCTATTCAAAGGATAGTATAATCCACATGGTTGAGAAATATTTCAAGAACAATAATCAGAATAACGTTGATACAGACCATAATTTTGAATTGGAGGACGGAGTAACCTTAAGACAGATGTTCATAAAGGACAGTTCAAGGGGGATAGTTCCTGAGGGATTCGGTGATATTACGGACGGTTCGTTGTTCGCTGAATTCCATATTGAGAACGATGACCTGTGGGACAAGGTGAAACAAGGTGAGTTCAAGGGATTCAGTTTGGCAGGCATATTCGATATAAGCCCGATAATGGAGATGAATAAACAGATTAAAAATAAAGGAAAGATGAGCAAATTTGAGAGAATAAAAGGGATGCTTAAATCCATGCTTGATGCCGTTGAGTTCGGCACAGTTTCTACCGACAAGGGAATATTGTCCTATGACGGTGACGATGAGATAGAGGTTGGGGATTATGTTCAGATATACGACCCTGAGACAGAATCGTACAAGGACGCTGAAGACGGGGAATATAAGGATGACAGCCAAAAGACCTATGTTATTGAGAACAAGCAGGTAAAGGAAATCAGAGAGGAAAAGGATGAGGAAACAACCGAAGAGGAGACAGTTGTTGATACAGAATTCAGCAAAATCCGTGCCAAATTCGAGGAATCCTATGATGAGAAGTACAAAAAGATTGCCAAGGCTTTAGAGAACCAAGGACTTATAGACTTTTATATCTATGAGGCCGGTGATGAGTATGTGGTAATCAACGTATGGAGTTACGGAGATGAGAAATATTGGAAATACCAAATATCATGGGACGCTGACGGTAATGTTATCTTAGGAGAGGGCGTTGAGGTCAAGCATACTTTTGTACCCGTTGAGGAACCAAAGGTTGAGGAAGTGGTTAAGGAGGATGTAACCGTTGATGAGACAACCACAGAAACTACTGAAACCCAAGAGTTTGAAGAACAAGAGGTTGAGAACCCTAATGGTTCAAAGGAGGAGGATAACACCGCCATAGAGGAAGTGAGAAAAGAGGTTAATGAACTTTATGACTTGGTTGATAAACTCACCAAGAGGGTTGATGAACTTGAATCAAAGCCGGCAGCCGCACCGGCATCTGAGGAACTGAGGAGACAATCGACAAGTTTTTCTACAGGCGACAAGAGGATAAACAGACTTAATTCAATTCTTAACGCCTAAATATAATATAAATAGTTTGATAATGGGAACTTTTATTCAAAGGTTCCCTTTATTTGTTTAAAAATAACCATTTTATTTATTTCATATATAGCGGATTGAAATCAAGAAAAATAATTGTTAAACATATTTAATTCAAAATGGCAAAAGGATATGACATTTCAAATTTGGCGGCTTATGTAAAGACAAACGCCGATGTTATTCTTAAGGACGTTGTATTGGGTTCAGTAGAGGGAGATTCAGTAGCCAACATGAGAAAACAGTTAGGGGTAAAGACCAAGGAAAAACTTAACTATCTTAATGTTACACCGGCTCTTCAGAGTGGTAAGGATTGTGGCTTCAACGCAAGCGGTTCTACAGTATTTTCAGACCGTGACATCACCGTTAAGACCATCAAGGCACAAGATGAGTATTGCGACCGTGACCTTTTGGGCAAATTCGCCGAATCACTCGTTAATATCGCCGCCGGCAAGGAGACACTTCCGTTTGAGGCTCAAATTGTTGATGAGGTAGTAAAGGGTATCAGAAAACAGATTGAGAAAATTGTATGGCAGGGCGATACCACACTTGGAATTGACGGACTTCTTAAAATGGCGGCTTCTGGCGGCACAGACAGCGCAAGCACGGTGAATGTATCAATCGCCAAGGGAACCAACATCTATGAGGCTGTAAAAGCCGTTTATTTGGCAATCCCTGAGGAACTTCTTGACAACGCTTTCATCGGACTTTCTCCGGCTAACTTCCGTGCTTTCACACAGGCTATGGTTGAAAAGAACTATTACCATTATTCTGGCCCGCAGGACGCAAATGTTAAAGAGTTCATCTTCCCTGGCTCAAACGTTAAGGTTAAATCAATCCAAGGACTTTCTGGGGTTAATGACAAGATTTACGCATCAGTTTGGGACAACCTCGTTTATGGAACCGACCTTCTCAACGATGAGGAAACCGTTAATGCGTGGTACGACCCGAACACCGAACTTTTCCGTTACACCATCAGATTCAACGCAGGTGTTTCAACACTCTTCCCTGACGATGTTGTATTGGGAACAATCGCAGCCTAATCAATAATATTAGGTAATGTTATTTAATGTATTAATAATAAAGATAATAAAGAATTGAAATACTATGGCAAAATGCGCAACCCTTTCAAGTTTCACTATCGACCTTTGTAAAGGTTCGCTTGGTGGAATCAAGAAGGTATATATCGCCGACTGGCAGAACGGGGCGGCTACTTTGGATGCTGAAACCAAGGAAATCACGGGCTTCACAACCGGTGTGACATTTACAGAGTTCCCTATCAGAAAAAACACAGGGTCATATACATCGACCATCAACGTATCTGATGAGAACGGAAACTCAGTTTCAACAGTCCTTTCTTTGGTATTCTCACGTATGGAGACCGCTAAGAGATTGGCCATGAACGCACTTATGGTATCTGACTTCATGTGCATCGTTGAGGACGCAAACGGAAACCAAGTCTTTTTGGGATACGACAATCCGGTTGTATGTTCAGACGGTGGCGGAGAGACAGGAACAGCCAAGACTGACGGTAACAGATACACCATCTCCCTTACCGATGATTCGGTTGAGTTCCCTTATTTCATTAAGGCAGGAACAAATATCCCAACAGCAGCATAGTTGAGGGTTAAAGAATAGAGAGAAACGGATAAGTGATTATCCGTTTTTTTTGTATAATATATTACGGGAAAAGGAAAAATAAAAATGGTAAAAACAATAAATATGGTAAAGACAATAAATGGAGAAGAACCTTTCCAAGTGCTTTCAACGGCGTTCGCAGTCCACGCTGATGTGGAATTCACATTACAATATTCCGCTGACGGAAAAAACTTTACTGATTGGAGTGAAGCCACACCGCAAGGGGAGACATGCGTGGTTAATAACTTTGCCAACGGCATGTATTTCAAGTTGAAGAATAACACAGGCAACGCAACAATCACATACTAAGATGATTATAGATTTAGCAAAGATTAATTTCGGGGGTGGAGGAGGTTCCAAGATAAAGGTTCAGGACGTGAAGGTGGTCACTCAGAACGTTGATAGTAGTGGAGCGTATGATTTTCAGCCCGATGAGGGATATGATGCCATGAAAGCGGTCAAGGCTAATTTAACCATACCATCAACACCGGTACAGTCTATTGATTTGAAAACCGGTATTAAAT